GACGTGGGACGTGTATCTCGACGGATTCCCTGAGGACGAGATCGAGATTCCCCTCTCGCCCGTCGCCTCCGTGACCTATGTCAAGTACATCGACGGGAACGGGGTAACTCAAACCCTCGCCGATGGCACGGACTACACGACCTCGATCTCGACCGGGCCTTCGGCCGGGCGCACGACGATCGAGCCGTACTTCGATACGAGTTTCCCGACGCCTCGCGATCAGCCCGATTCGGTGTGGTATCGCTACGTCGCCGGATATGCCGACGCGGCCTCGGTGCCGGGTCCGATCAGGGCGGCGATCCTCCTCCTCGTCGGGCATCTCTACGCGAATCGAGAGGCGGTCGTCGCCGGCACGATCGCGAGCGAGGTCCCGTTCACGATCAAGAATCTCCTCTATCCGTTCCGTCTTTATGAGTTCAAGTAATGGGAACCCGCGCGGGCAAGCTCGATCGGCGGATCGTCCTTCTCCGGCCGACCGGGGGACAGGATGAGTACGGCGGCGTTACCCGGGCCTTCGTCGACGACGCGGCGGTGTGGGCGGGCCTTGAACCACAAAAGGGGGACGAGGGTTTCGCGGCCGATCAGACGACGGCGAAGCAAGTCGTAATCCTCCGGATCCGGTATCGCGAGAACGTCGGTCCGAAGTGGGGTGTTCGCTATGACGGTGCGGAGTACGACATCGTCGACGTGACCGAACGAGGCCGGCGCGAGGAACTCGTCTTGACGTGCTATGCTCGTGATGTCACGTCGGGACCCACCTAATGCCCTCGATCAATGACAAGATCGTTCTCAATTTTTCGGACATCCGCTCGAAGCTCGTCGACCTTCCGAACAAGCTCCGCCGGAACGCGATCCGCCGGGGAATCTACGCCGGCGCAACGCTCATTCGGGACGATGCTCGCCGGCGAGTTCCCGTCGACACGGGCGCTTTGAAGGCGTCGATCATCGCGAAGGCAAACGCTCGCGATCCCGAGGGGATCTCGGCGGCGATCGGGGTCAAAAAGAACAAGTACGTCAAGGGCAAGAAGAAGGGGAAGAACCCTCGGCGGTATGCGCATCTCGTGGAGTTCGGGACCTCGCATAGTGCGGCGAAGCCCTTCCTTCGGCCGGCGATGGATACAAACATCGACGCCGTTCTTGCGGCCGTGGCGGCGAAGATCCGCGAGGGCATCGCTCAGGAGACGAAGACTTGAACGTCGAGAAGGCGATCGTCTCGATTCTCCGTGCGAACGCGCCTGTCGCCGCGGCGTTCGCCGCGCGGATCTTCCCCGTCGTCCTTCCGCAAGATCAGGCCGAGTACCCGGCCGCGGTCTACCAGCGGATCGACGGCCGGCCCGACTACACGCACTCCGGACCCTCGGGCCTCGAAGCGCCGAGGATCCAGATCCGCGCATGGGCGAGGGACTACAAGGTCGCCAAGGATGGGGCGAGGCTCATCTCCGATGCACTCTCGGGGTTCGTGGGCGACGTGACGGTCGGGAGCGAGGTCTTCCGGATCTCGCCTATCCTCGTGGAAGATTCGGCGGACATCTACGACGAGTCGATGGAGATCTTCGGGTCTACCATCGACGCGATCGTGTGGCACGGCTCGGGCTCTTGACGGAGGCTTTTCGATGGCAGCTACTAGCGCTCGCTCTGGCTTCGGCTCGCTCCTCAAGCGCGGGGACGGCGGAGGCCCCGAGGTCTTTGCGACGGTCGCCGAGGTCGTGAACATCGGCGGTATCTCGACGCGCCTCAACACTGCCGACGCTACCCACATGGAGAGCCCCGACGGATGGATGGAGAAGATCGCGACTCTTCTCGAAGCGGCGGAGGTTCAGCTCGATATGAACTTCCTCCCCGGCGACACGACGCAAAGCCTTCTCCGCTCCGACCAGACGAATCGAACGCTCCGCAATTTCCAAGTGACGGTGCCGGGCTCGTCGAAGGTCTTCGCCTTCGCGGCTTTCGTTGGCGAGATCTCGCCGGCGTTCCCGCACGATAACAAGATGGCTCAGTCTTTGACCCTCACGCCGAGCGGCCCGATCACGTTCTCGTAAGCCGGCGTCGTTCATCATCAACCATCGACCGGAGAGAAACCGATGGCCGAAGATCTCCTTTATCCGCGGTGCGCGGTCTCCCTCGCTCAGGGAGATATCGTCGTTTGCTTCCATCCCGGCACGCTCGCGAGCATCGAAGCCGAGACGGGCAAGTCTTTCCTCGAACTCGCGAAGGAGTTCTCGAAGGGCGCGGGCGGTTTTTCCATGTATGGGATCGGCCTCCCGATCATCTTCGGGGCGATCAAGGCGATGGTCCCGGATATGACGAAGGAGCTTCTCGCCGAGCGGATCAAGCCCGGGACGTACATGAAGATCCTCACGGAGATCATGGACAAACTCGGCGAGGCGGTGAAGCTCGAAGGCGATGCGTTCGAGGAGGCCGACAAGGCGGACCCTCCGAAGACCGCGGCCTAAGCCTGATCGAGATCCGCTCTCACGCGCGGCTATGGGGGATCCCGTTCGACGAGTTCGACCGGCTCCCCTTGTGGCAAAGGGTGGGTCTCTACGCCGCGGCGAAAGATCGGGAGCGAAGAGAAGATCTTCGGATGGCGACGATCGCTTGTGCGATCATCAATTCGTTTGTTCCGAGCGGCGGAAAGACGATCAAGCCTTCGGACATCTTCGATTCGTTGACGGCGGCTAAGCTCTCCCCGGGTCAACTGGCGGCGAAGATCGAATCGGTCGCCGCGGCCCTTGGAGCCTCCTCTCGATGAGTCGCTCGCTCGGATCATTGCGAATCGACCTTCTCGCTTTGACCGGGAAGTTCGAGGCCAACTTCAACAAGGCGACGGGGACCCTCGATAAGTTCGGGGCCGGCGCTCGGAAGGTCGCGTCGGCCGTGGCCGGCGGCTTCGGGAAGATGACCTCGGCGTTCGGCTCGGTGATGTCGGCGGTCCTCTCGGTGCAATCTGTCTTGACCGGGGCCGCGGCGGTGATCGCCGGCTCGAAGTTTGTCGGCGCGTTTGACGACGCCGCGGAGACGGTCGACAACCTCGGCAAGAAGGCGAAGACCCTCGGGCTCTCGATCGAGTCGCTCTCGGCGCTCCGGCTTGCGGCCGGCGAGTCCGGCGTCGACTTCGACTCCCTCGCGAAGATGGTCGGTAAGGCGACGAAGGGGCTCGCCGAGTTCGCCGCGAAGGGGTCGGGCAAGGCCGCGGATGCGGCGAAGCGCCTCAATGTTCAATTGTTCGACGGCGAGGATCAGCTTCGTTCGATGGACGATCTCCTCCCGGAGATCGCGGCGTCGATCGAGAAGATCGGAGATCAGGGGGAGAAGCTCCGGCTCGCCGAGGGATTGTTCGGTCGCGAGGGCGGGACTCAGTTTGTTCAGTGGCTTGAAGACTCCGGCGGGTTCATGGCGAACCTCGCGGAGCAAACCGACCGCGCCCGCAAGCTCGGTGTCCTCTTCACCGAGCAACAGTTCGACAAGCTCAAAGCCTACAAGGACGCTCTCGGCCGGGTCTCCGAGGCGTGGCTTGGGCTTCGCGTGCGTGTGATGGCCGAGGTCGCTCCGGCGCTAACGTCGTTCCTCGACGCCGCGGCCTTGAAGCTCGCCAAGGTCGGGACGTTCCTCGCGAACTTCGCGTCGGTCGCTCGGGCGGCGATCATGCGAGAGGACATCTTCCAATCCAAGGGCGAGGGCGACGTGAACGTCGCGCTCGAAGCGATCAAGAAGTTCGTCGGCGCGGCCTTCGATGTTGCGTGGTCCGAGGTCTCGACGCGGATCCGGTACTTCTTCGCTCGCGTGTGGGAGACGGTAAAGATCCTTCTCGTCGATCTCCTTGGCAAGGCCGGGGCTTGGATCGGCGAGGCGTTCGATAAGCTCGGCGGATGGCTCGGCGCGGCTTTGAAGCCGATCGGCTCGATGCTCGCCGGGGCCTTCGGCGCGGTGGCCGACGCTCTCAGTGCGGCCGGCTCGTACTACGCCGACGCTTGGGACGCCGCGGGGAAGAAGCTCGAAGCCTACGAGAAGACGCTCGCCGACTCGCGGCAGACCGCGCGGGATGCGCTGGGTGCGAGTATCGAAGGCATCAACCGGCTCGGCGAGAAGTACCGCTTGCTCCGCGGCGAGGTCGAGGCGACGGCGAAAACGATCCGGGAGAAGCTCGGACGTTCGCTCACGGAGTGGGAGCAGAACTTTTCCGACTTCTACGCGGGGATGAAGTTCGCCTTCAAGGAACTCTCCGACGATGCGAACGACTTCGCGGCGCTGGGCCGGAATGTCTTCTCGACGTTCGCGAACGGGATCTCTCAGGATCTCGCTCAGGCGGTCGCGTCGGGAGAGACCTCGTTCAAGAACTTCGGCTCGACGGTTCTCCGGGTCCTCGGTAACGTCCTTCAAAAGACGAGCGAGGTCCTCCTTCAATTCGTGTTTATGCGCGGCATCCTCGCGGGCGCTGGCGCGATCATGCCGGGCTTTACGACCGAGGCGGCGACGACGCCGACCGACAACTTCATCGGGCCTCGGGCCGCGAAGGGCGGGGTCTTCGGCTTCCGCAAGGGCGGGGTCGCGAGCGGGGTTCTCGATCGTCCGGCTCTCTTCGGGTTCAACTCGAAGAAGAATGTCGGCATGGCCGGCGAAGCGGGGAAGGAGGTCGCGTTCGCTCCTCTCCGGAGCATCGGCGGCGAGCTTGGAGTGAAGGCGGTCGGCGGGAATACGACGGTCCAGATCATCGACCAGCGATCAAGCGGCGAGCGCCCGAGCGTGACGACGAGCCGGGAGGGCGGCGTCGAGATGATCCGCGTTCTCATCCGCGATACGGTGAACGAGGGGATCGGGAGCGGCGCGTTCGAGAAGAACCTCGCGGCGACTTACGATCTCCGCCGGAAGGGGAATCGTCGATGAGCGCCTCGATCGTTTGGCCCCCCGCACTCACCCGCACTCCTCGCGTCGACGCGCTCGAAGAGACCGCTCCCGACGTTCTCATTCGCTCGGAGATGGACGCCGGCGAGGCGAAGGTTCGCCGTCGTTTTACCGGCGACGTGCGGAACTTCACGATCGTCCTCGACTTGAAGCGGTCCGAGGTCGCGACGTTCGATTCGTTCTTCCTCACGACCACCAAGGGCGGGGCCCTCCCGTTCGTGTGGAAGCATCCGCGGACCGGGTCCGATGTCGACTTTCGGATCATCACGGTCCCGAAGTACAAGCCGCGAGCGCCAAAGCTCGGAGACTCTACCGATTGGTGGACGGTTTCATTCGATGTCGAGACGATGCCCGGGACCGACTCCTCGACCTCGACTCCGCCGGGCGATGTCTATCTCCCCGGCGGGGGCGGCTACGGATTCTCCGAGGTCGTCGATCTTCTCGACGAGCCTCCGGCCGAGGAGGCTTCGATGGAGGTCTTCGATTGGTTCGTTCCGATCGTCGACCCGGGCGCGGCTCCGGACTTCTACCCCGACTTGATCTATCCGCACTACGGCGCGAGCGGTCTCGACACGGATCCGGAGAACGAGCCCGACGACTCCTCTTCCTCGTACACTGTCACTGGTTCCGAGGATGACGGGGGAACGCTTCCGGTGGTCGGGGCTATAGTCAACAGTCGAACGAGCATTGTCCCCGCGTAGGAGTTTTCACAATGGCCGGTCTTCGCATCTCGGCAGTATCGGGTTCGGTCGCGACGGGTACGTCGAACAAGACGATCCTCTCGATCACGGCTCCCGCGAATCAGCGCCTCGTGATCGACCGGGCTTCGATCTCCTTTGCCGGGGTCTCTCCCACGGCCGACAAGATCCTCGTACAGATCCTCCGCTCGGCGACCGGCGGCTCGGGCTCGTCGGGTGTGACGGTCCAGAAGGTCAACGCCTCCGATGCCGAGTCGGTTCAAGCGACGGCCGCGAAGGATTACTCCGGCGGTCCTATGTCGGGGACGGCGATTTTCGAGGAGCTTGTTCACCCTCAATCGGGGTACACGGCTCCCGAGAAGATCATCGTCAAGGGCGGCGAGACCCTCGCGATCAACGTAACGGCCGTGGCCGGCGTCAACTGCCGGGCGAGGTTCAACGGCGAGGAGTAAAGCTCTTTGCCTCGGACGCTCTCGTCGATTGCCAAGGAAGCGATCTTTGCCTCCCAAACCGGGGAGGTTTTTGTATTGCTCCTCGAACTCGAACACGCGAGCTTTGCCGACGTGATCCGAGTTTGTTCCGATAATCAGATCGTGACCTCGCGCGGGTACGACTACGCGCCGTTCCCCTTCTCGATCACGCTCCCCGATGAAGACGACGACTCGCCTCCGCAAGTGAAGCTCCGGGTCGACGGCGTCGATCGAACGATCATCTACGAAGTCCGTCGCGTCACGGGCGACCCGATCACGGTGAGGATCTACGTCGTCCTTGCTTCCTCCCCGGACACGATCGAAGTCGGCCCCTTGGAGTTCACGCTCCGGGATGTCGAGTACGACGCGATCTCGATCGAGGGGACGCTCCTCTATGAGGACCTCCTCAACCAGTCGTATCCCAAGGACACCTTCACCCCCTCGAAGTTC